AAATCTAAATCTAAATTTGTGTTCTTTATATTATCTAAACTAGTTTCTCCAACACTTGATGGATGCAATGTAGTACTTACATCATCTGTTGTAAGTTTATAACCAGTCTCTGCATTACTTTGAACTGTGCTTGATGCAACGTTATTTACCTTGTCTGTATCACTTGCATTACCACCTTTAGATGATGAAGTAGCATAATTAAATGTAACATCAGAAGAAGATGCTTGTGACTTTGTGGCTAATGCACCTTGATTAGCTATAGAAGCTGCTGTGTTTGTAGATGTCTTATCCGCTATTAAATCCCAGTGTGATGTGTTTGTAGTAACATTCTTAGCTTTTGCTGTATTTGCTTGATATACAACATCATCCTCCACCCATAAGTCTCCAACATCATACGCTTCCCCATAGAGAGGTTCAGCTTTAAATATCCTTAGCATATTATCATTCAAAGCATCTTCATTATCTTGTGCTAAGTTATAAGCCGCTTGAGCAACTGTATCGGTAGGTATTGACAACCAACTATAAACAGTTCCATTCTTAATAAATCTCCAAGTGTCTCCATCAACTGTATTAGTAAACGTATCCCCTATATGTGTATCTCTTTCAGCATTATCAGCCCATGTACTATACGGAGCATTTAGCAGTGTTGGGTCGTATGTTTCATAGTAATAATCTATAGTATTTGCATCTATAACAGCTTGGTTAATCTCACTATCAACTTGAGCTTTTGTATAGACATCCGAACCAGAACCGACAACTATCTTCCCTTGAACTGTTAAGGCACTACCACTCCATTCTATAAAGTTACCACCATCTCCATAAAACTTAAAGCTACCATCAGCTTTAATATAAGATACAGTTGTACCAGTATTGTCAACATAACCTACTTGTTCATTTGTTACAATCACTGATGGTTGTGATACTACATTAGATGTTGGTAAATCTATTGTAGGTATATATTTAATTGAAGTATTAGCTATCGGATTATTGAAGTCTCCAACAGCGTATAGTCCAGTTAATCGCTCTACACTACACGTATAGATAGACTCTCCATCTAACCATAAATCTCCTAGACTATATGGAGTAAATGGTTCTTTGTTAAATATCCTAACATTATTGTCTTCAGCTATCGCAGTGGCATTAACTTGTCCAAGTAGCTTTTGGATTAAGCTAACTTCCCCAGCATGACATAAAGTCCACGTGCCACCTAATTCAGGATTATAATAAAAGAAAGCATACTCATTAACATCAGCATTAAAGTTCTCAAAACTCATAGTATCTAATTCAATTGAGTTATAAGTTAAAAAGTCTACTGTTAAATTACCTACCTTAACCTTCCATAAGTCATAAGCTTCAGCACTACTAACATCAGCACCTATACCAAAGAATATAGTTAAATCCCCATCAAGAAATGCCTGTTCAATTAAAGCAGTGTCTCTAAGCACCCATCTATCTGATGGCTCTCTCAATGTAGCATCTATTGTTACTGGTTCACTATGTATACCTGATGTATCTACCGCACGGACTGTAGCTTTATAAGTCCCAACATATAAGTGATTTACCACATAACTATTAGTGAGTGACGTATTAACTTGCCCATTTATTTCTATTACGTAAAATGCTATGTCTATCTCAGGACTTTTGTTCCAACTTAATATTAAAGCTCCATTAGAACTATGGGATGTTAACCCTGTAACTGGTTCTGGTACAGCCATTTTACCCATTATATGATACCGAATAGGAGTATCCACACCAGTTGAACCTTCNGCAGATACATATACGTTATATGGGATTCCACCATTTGGTATAGGCTCATCATAATCAAAAGTATAAGATGTAGACTCAATACCTGTAAATTTCATAGCACTACCAAGTGTTCTCCAAAAAGGGTCTAATTGTACAGTGTACTTAGTTTGTGACTTAGCAGAACTATTCCAATTCACAGTAACTCTAGTTACTACAGTTCCATCCTGTAACTTAACTAATGACTCACTAACAGTTATCCCAAATACACTCACATCTTCTTTTACTTTTGGACTTACTATATTGATTAAATCATTATCATAGTCAAAGTCTAAAATAGATTCATTATACTCAATCGCAGTTATGCTTCTTGTTTGCTCACTATCTCTTGAAATATCAATAATTCTAGCTTCGATAATATCATCTGAACCACTTGTAACTTCACCTATCGAGAATATATCTCCAACACCATTAGCTACATCCAGATTGACTATGTTAGTAGTTTTGTCTACTGATGTTGATATTGTAGCTGTTCCTATAATATCAGTACCACTTCTTCTAACTCTAACTTTGTAGAGTTTACCTGCAAGTAGTGTTACCTCTTGACTAAGCACAGAGTTATCCCCATCAATAGCTTCTACTCTACCACCAACTCCCCACTCAGGTATAGAGTTACTAATAGCAACTACATCTCCAACTGTACACGCTATAGCATCAATACTCGCTTTAAAATTCATTGTGCGTTTAATATACTTATTTTGAGCAAGTAAATACCTACCATGAGTTATAGCCTGTAACTGTGTAGTAGCTCCNATTAGTTGCATTGTTGTCTTATTAGGNGCTAATCCACCACTTTCAACNACAGTATCAATAATATTTANTTGNTTCATTTCCCCATTAAGTGCATTATCNGCATATTGAATCTCTATNTCACTAGCCATATCTTCAACACCTAAGTAGGNTATTGAGAAACTATCATCAAGTATATTAGCATCATTGAATAGCTGGGTGACTTGTGTTGGTTTATCTACAACAGGGCTATATTTTGTCCCTCGTATAACCATTTGACCACGACCAACTTTAGCAACCTTTTGCATTGAATCCCATAGGTTAGATTGAGTATCTAACACACCATTGAACTTCAACATATTTGTATCAAAGTAGGTGTCGTCATACATCAGTATTAATAAATCGTCTACAATTACACTTGTCTTTAATGTAGTTGCATCAGGAGCATACATCTTAAACGTTATTCTAAAATCCTTTTGCTTTGATGTGGAGTTATATACATAATCAAATGTGTGAATATCATTTTTTGTAAATGTACCTGAAAAACTACCATTAGCTAGTGAGATAGTAAATGCGATGTTCTCAAAAATATCCATTGAAGTAATATTTGAAGGTAGAGCATCAGCTTTTAGTATAAGATAAACATACAGATGGTCAGGTACATTATTATTATCGGCTGGTAGTTTAGATGCTGCTACACTTGTCGCATGATTAGTATTCCAAGATAATGTCTTAATTGGTTCCATATCACTAAAACAAAACTTACCCCACTCATTAAAAGCATTTGTATCTATATTTGCAACATCAATACCAGCACCATAATGTCTGTTTGTAAGCATATCTAACACCGCATTTGAAGGGTTGCTAGTTTCTTTCACTACTCCATTTATAGTGATTGGCTTTCTTGAGACTTTGAATTTAAAATTAGGTTCTCCAGATAAGTTATCTGTAGCTTTTATTCTAATACCAACCATAGCAATACCGCCATAGTTAATATCTTCTGTATTTACTTCAGATACGTAACTAAGATACATGTCATTGAATAGTCTTGAGTTAATCGGAAGGTTATCCGCAGTTATTCTAGTAACCCTTATCTTGTATTTACCAGCCGTCAATACATCAGTTGTATAAGACTTCTTATATGCTTGTGTGCTCGATGCTGTGACACTAAGTGTATTTATTTCCTCAATGTACGTTTCTGTAGTTACCTTATATAAAGTATACGCATTCCCATCTAATATGTGTTTCTTAAAGTTAAGATTAGTGTATAACTGAAGAGTATTAGGGTCAACATCCCAAGCATCAATAAAATCAGCATCAGTATCATAAATAATAGGTGTCGGTGCAATACAATCGAAAAAACATAAAGACCAAGGTATAAGCTTCCATACATAACCTGTCTCTTTAGCCTCATCAGATACACCATAAAAGTCTTGCCAGTCATCAGTACCATCAAGAGCATAAGCAATTTTAAATTGCACTGATGCTGGACCGTTAGTACCAGCATCAGTAATTGCCCTTAGACCTTGAGCAAAGTTAATAACAACTTCAAGTTTATCAATATTTGAACTCTCTGTAAGTTGTTCAACTGGATTATCTTGTGTTACTTTTACTGGGATAGACGTTAATACGCTAGTGTCTCCAAAACCATCCATTACTGTTTGGTCAAATGCACCATTTCTAAAGTCAAGATATGCTGTCTTTACAGATACATCGTCTATAATTTGTGTTGAGTAATTAAGAAAAGGACTATTATTTATTAAGATGTCTGTTTCATCTATTGCATAAATTTCCCCATGACATAAAGCAACTTGTACATTAAGCCACTCATCTGTGCCGTCATAGGTAATATATTTATTGATTATAGTTCCACCAACCCAAGCTGTACCATATAAAACTGGTATTGGACTATTAGGTTGTTGTGAAGTTTGTAAACCACTCCATGAGTAAGTAGGGCTTTCTTGAGTACCAGAACCACCTAAAGCTGGTAAGTTTGGCATATCAGGCTTAAATGCTGATTGGATAAGCATTGAGCCACCAATCATTACAGCGGCAGTAGCTCCCATAATCATAGCTCCACTTAATCCACCTATAGCCATAGCTGTACCCATCCCCATAGCCGTACCAGCCATACCCATCATAGCACCTACAGCATACGGAGCAACTACAACTAGTGCTATCATAGCAATAGTAGCTAAAATATTCTTACTACCACCGCCACCACCAGCCACATACGGACTTATAATTATGGTTGAGTTACAAGGTACTATCTCATCCCACTCATACACTATTACACCATTTAGTGATACAACAGCATCAATATCTGCATCTAAGTCTATATACTCACGTAAAGGTCTACCATCTAGTGTAACACTTCTTTTCATGTCTTTTAGAGGGTCAAACGGATTAACTATCTCATTTACACATACTGTACCAAATCTTACTAATTTATTTTCCGATGTATTCATAATATCCAACTATCCTTTTCTCCCAAACTGGGCTATTGATTGATTCTAATGTGACTCTAGTGTCTTTAAGTATATGTAAAAACTTAGTGTCACTTATCATATAACCTATATGTTGTATTTTACCCATAATTTTGAATACAATCAATGAGTTCTTCTTTGCAACGACTTGTTTGTACTTAGATTTATTGTTCATATTTGAATCAAATACACTATTTACAAAGTCAAGTGGTACATTGTCATAGTTTATATTTCCAACATTTACATTATTGTCTTTACCAATTAACTGACATAAACCAATACAGTCTAAGCCTTCAGTATCTGAGCCTCTATACTTGTATGGTATATTTAAATACTTAACGTATTGCACTTGATGGTATCCCTTGGAAAGCTAAAAATGGTAAACCAATGTTAGTACCATTTGAATTAACCCTACCTGTAGGGAACTTCTCTTTACATGCAGTTAGTGTTTTAGAGCAAGTTGTATCAGCACCAATGTAAGTACAAGCTTCTCCATCTTTGAACGTTCTTTGACAAAAGTTACTTGCGTATTTCTGTCTTGGGAATTGTTTCATCATTGGATTGTTTACACCACATGAAAAATTAGCCCACATCCTATCGCAACTAACATTTAGTGACTTAGCATTAAACTCAATCTCTGGAGCATCGTTAGGTCTAAGACTTGAAACAACACTTATCTTAACATCCCAACCACTACCGAAATTAGCTGACTTTAATGAGTCATCATCGTAATAGTATATATCTTCTTCTATCTTCTTTTGAATAACTCTGTCTATATTTGATACTTGTAATGTAAATGATGGTAATGAACCACTACTTGTTTCAGTTACATCAGTTAACTCAAACGGGAACGCTTGATATAGCTGACCATTTATTGTTACATCTTCATTATTGTTAACTAAATATAAATACGGAGTTGATGTGTCACTAGGGCGAGTTAATGTAACTAATACTAACCAAGCACCAGTTGATTCAATTTTGTTCTTTTCTTCTATAAGGTTATCTGTTAATAATATTGGCATTTTAAACTTCCATTAATTTAAATGATTTAACGTCATAATGATTTGGAAATGTAGCTGTTTTTGTACCCGATATTGGAGTCATAAATCTAACTGTGTATAATGACGAATCATTTACATCATCAGGATCGTACAGTGGGTTTATCCATTGAAAACTTACAACTGTACCCATAGTATCATAATACTCTTTTAATAATAGAAAGTCAGCATCTTTTAACTTTGTAGGTTGCACGGTAAACTCACGTCTGGTTTTTGTAAACCTTCGTCTTGCAATCACTTTCCCATCTTGAGGACTTGATTTTATCTCATTACTTTCATAATCGGTTAATATACTCTTATATGTTATTGTTGGGAAAGCCATATTTTTATCCTATTGAACTTTTTAATGCGTTTCTAAAACCTGAGTTTGTTTGAATATTCTTCATAACAATGTTTATCACTTTTGTTTCTTCTCCACGCTCATCTGTTTTTAACATTTCACTTATCATACTCGCATCAATTTCTTGACTAGTATTATTCTCAATGTTTATTATAACATTAGATGAACCACCTATAGCTTTAACTCCTAAATCTCCATCAGAAGTTCGTGTCAATGGTAATATAGCTTCGTGACCTGCTTCGCCCATAATACCTAAGTTTGAATTGGGAACACCACCTGATGCAAACATAAATGGTGTAGGTGTAGAGACTACCGTGTTTGAGTGAGCAGATAGCGAAGGGCTTCCTGAAAAAGAGTCTCCTTTAGCAAACATCATACCTGTCGCCATACCTGTGACACCACTAACTAGTGGTTTTATGATAGCCATCTTTATCATTTGTTGCATTATTTGATTCAATACATCTTGAGCTAAATCCCCGAAATCTAGGAAACCATCAGAAGTCATGTCGAAAAAGTCCTGCATAGAACTTTCCATAGTATCTGCGGCACTCTTAATAACCGTGCTCATCATACTATAACCATCCACTAATTTTTCGTGTAATGTATTTTCTAGGTTTAGTCTTTTTTCATACTGAGTTTTAGTTAACTTACCATCTTGTATAAATGTTCAATCTCATCCAATCTATCTTGATGATTGAGTTCAGCCAATGCTAACTTTCTTTCCCGCTCATCGGAAATTAAACCTATAGATAGTTTTCGTAATGTCTTTTCAGCTTCATAATCTTTTCTACTCTGAGCATAATTAGCTTCTGAGTCCTTCTTTATCTGAGCATCTGACAGTGCTGAGGTTTCCGCTACAAACCTTTCAAATAATATCTTTTTAGAGTCTTTTAAACCTTTATACAATTCAAGGTCTTTTCGATATTGTTGTTCCAATACCGTTTGTGCTTTATCTAAGCCACCCAACCCTGTAGTTTCTTGTATATTAGATAGTTGTAGTTTTAGGTCTGCTGTTTTTTTAGCTTTTGCGATTTCAGCTTTATTGGCTTTATCAACCTCATCGGCTTTCTGTAAACGTAATGTAATACCAGCTGTGATGAACTCATTAGATATTCTAGTTAATGCAGCATCCCTAGCTTTAGCAATCCGTATCTGAGCATCGCTACCTTTTTGATGACTCGCTGTTAAATGTTCATACAATGCATCAATGGATTTCACAGTCTGTTCGGTATTACTTATAGAGCCATCTTTATTTAGTCCAATTTGAGAGAACAACATACCAGATCTAGTTGCCCTTTTTTCATCTTCAAAGTTAGTTAACTTATTGTAAGCTTTTATATATTCATCAACAAAACTATCTATATTATTGACTTCTTTATTCGCTTTCTGTAAACCATCCCCATTAAACATATTATAAATAGTAGCCGCAGGATTTATACCAATAATGTGTCGCAAAGCCAATACATTTTCAAGAGACTTAGTTATCGTAATTAGAGATACATTCACACCCAATAATGTAGTTTGCCACAAACTCATATCTTCAGTTATAGCATTTATAGATTCAGATGCATTTTCCGATAATACAGATAAGAAATCCCCCATAGCCTTAGTTAACATATTCATTGAAGGTGCTATGTTCTCAAAAGATATTTTCGCAGACGTATATATATCAATGAAAGTTTCAGAAATATCAGCACCATCCTTACGCAAGACATCTGCTAGATCTTTAAATGCTTGTTTAAAATCGTCAAATATAGGTTCAGATGAAGCTTTCTGAATTATCTGAATTTCAGCAACTAATTTATTTAAGTTCTTATCGAAGGTTTCTATGTTCTCCAAAACTTCAAATGGTATAAGTTTCTCATTGAATAA